TAAGTCTAACCCTTCTGAATTGCATAATTTTGAAATAGGTATTACAAGATGAATTTAAAAGAATTAAAATCAATAACATTTCCAGAGGTAAAAAAGTTTCTTAAAAATTATGTTGAATCAAAGCCTGAATATGAATCAAAGTGGAAAGATTTTTTTGAAAGTGGGGCTGGAACTAACTTAATTGATATTGCCGCAGCAACTACCGCTTTTTTAGGTTTTAATAGTTATATGGCTAGGAAAGATAGTATGTTAGACTATTCTGCTTTGCCTAGTACAGTTATGACTATTGCAAGTACATTAGGTTATGTATATAATAGAAAAGCTGCACCAAGAATTAAAGTTAAATTTAATAGTGCTAGAAATGTAGCGTGGGATAGGTTTACTCCAATTGGAACTATAAAAGGTAGAAATGTTTGTTTAGCTGAAAACTCTATGATCAAATATGGTTCAAATACATTTGAATTAGTAGTAGGTGACTGGGTTAAAGTTGAAAAAACAGTCTATGAAACTAAAGATTATTATTCATTCTCTGTTGATGGTGTAGTAGATAATAGGTTTTATGATTTATATATAAATGATGAACATGTAAATTTAACTACAGTACAAGAAGAATTAAATAAGACTAATGTACTTATAAGATCACATAAAGAAGGTGTATATTTAATCTTTGGTAATGGTTCTCAAGGTAGAAAAATAGAATTAGCAAGTCAAATTAGGTTTGAGTATATTGTTCCTGCTGATAAGTTTTTAGATTTAAATTTTAACGTAGATGATTTAAAATTAAATATTGATGCTGAAATTACAGAATCTAAAATAATTGATCAGGGATCTAATCCAGATTCTACAGATAAAATGGTAGCGTTAGCACCAGGTTATTATGGAACTCAAAGAAATTTAATTAGTTATTCAGATTATGAGTATATTGGTGCAAGTTATGAAGGTTTAGTAAGTTGTAAAGCTAGACCTCATACAGATAAATGTTGTACGGTCGATGTATTTTATTTAAGGCAAGATGAACAAAAATTTACGCCTACACAATTACAAGAATTTGAGGATTACCTAGAAAAACATTCAATGATGGGTACTGCTTATTTTGTATATCCACCTAGTCCAATTGATGTTGAAGCTAGATTAAAGATATATTTACCTGATCCAAAAATGAAAGATACAGTTGAAGAACTGATAAAAAGTCATTTGAATTTTCAATGTATGAAATTAGGATCTAATTTCACAATGGCTAGTATTGCAAGTTTAGATTTGCCAACTGGAGTAAGGGTGTATATTGATTATCCAATTCAAGATAAGAAAGGAAAAGAATATCAATATTTCAGAATAAGAAATTTAGAATTTGAATATGTTTCAAACAATACTTTATCTTCTGTTTCTCAAGGTATTGATATAAATAGAGGATATAGAGAGTATGAATACGAATATGATAGAAGAAAGTAAACCTATTGATATACTTTCTTTATACCCTCCTAATATGAGGTATGAATCTTTACCTATTATCTTTTCTGATATATTAGAAAAAGGTATTTCTAAGTTTTATACAAAACAAACTGAATCGGTAGCTAATTTATATAATCCAGATAATCCTTACTATAGCCCTGAATATATTATAAGTTTATTAGGCGGAAGTGAAATAGCTGAATTATTAAAAGATGATATAGATAAGAAAACAATATCTATGTTATATTCAGGTCTAATAAAGCAAAAAGGAAAAGTTGAAGCTATCGAGACTATTTTGAAAATAATAAAAATAGACTATGAAAGACTTCAATTATTAAGAGATAGAAATGGTTGTGTATGGCTTACAATTATTGTAAAAAATGGTGTTGTTGTAAATTTAAATGACTTAGTTAAATTTGAAAAGTTAGCAAGAAAGTTCTTACCAACTTGTGTAAGATTAAGAACAATAACTAACTGTACTGATACAAAAGATAAAGCTAATATAGCTGATTCAGACTGGGATTTTGATATTTCTTGTCATTATTTAGATAATAATTTTAGATTAGATGATTCTAATAAAGATATTGATCAGGGATTTAATGTATTAGATTCTGATTTAGTTGTTAAATTTTGTCATTCATTTAATCATTATGTATCAATGTCATATACTGCTATAGTAGATACATATCAAGAACAAGCATTTAGTCATTATGCAGATTGTACAGCTACTCAAGATATTAGAATAGATATTAATTTTGCACCTGATAGAAACAACTTAGAGAATATTAGGTACGCACTAACAGAAGGTAAATAATATGAATCAACCTGAATTTTATGTAAATGGTACGGACTTTCCACCTCAAGACGAAAGCGTAGCTGATGGCTCTTTATTTTATAGAGCTGACGGAAAAACTATGAGAAAAGTACAAGGTGTTTGGTTGTTTTTAACTGATTTACAGAAAACTGAAGATAAAGAGGATTAATAAATGGCACAAATAAACACAGTTATGAATAAATCCTGTTCAGTAGCCATTGCTCAATCCTTTATGAATCAAGATTTATATTTAGTTTGGGGAGGATTAGATGATAACGAAAGTGAATGGACTGATTCTCCTCCAACAATTGATCCATTAAAAACTAGATTTGATAATGAAATATGTAGAAGATTAATAGTAACTAAAAAATATGTAGTTCAAGATGATAGTGGAAACATTGAAAGTGGTGGGTATAGATGGATTGAATCTTCAACACCTACAGATTGTTTATTGCTATCTGTAACACATAATCAAAGTGATGCAAGCACTTCTACAATTTATAAAGTAGGAATAGCAGCTGGAACTAAATACAATGATAATATAACAGATAGGAGCTTTATTAACCCATTACAATTAACAGATAGTGGTTATCTTATTTGTAGTGCAAACATTCCTAAATTAGTTCGTGATCCTACAGTTGCACAAAAAAGAGATTTCATATTGAGGTTTTAATTAATGGCACAAAAGAATACATATAATAACTATGATCCAACTAAAAACTATAGATCAATAGTTTTTACAGCTGGATCTAAATTACAATCAGCTGAATTGAATGAAATGCAAGATATTCAGTTAGGTTACACCTCAAGTATAGGTAATTTTTTAGTATCTAATGGTACTATTATTAAAGGTGGTGAAATTTTAACCTTAAACAGAAGACAGATTATCATTGAAGAAAGCACGGTATCTGTTCAAGGCTTACCTGTTTATACACCTAGAGCTAGTATTGAATTAACAGGATTACAAGAAACTTTAGGTATTTTAGTTGAAGAAAGCACTGTAACAGGTATAGAAGATGAAAAAATCTTGCAACCAGACCCAGAATCTCCATTCTATCGTGAAGAAACATCATATCGTAAGAAAGTAGTAGGTAGATGGGTTAAAAATGATAGCTTATTACCTGGCCAATTATTTTTCCCTGTTTTAACTATTGAAAATGGTTCTATAATTGCAAGTTCAGCTAATAGCAATGGCAATAGAGATTATATCAATAAATCAATCTCAACCTATGATAAAGGTGTACATGGATCTTATGTTGTTGAAGGTTTGGTTATTAAATCTACTGATTTAACTAGGGAAGATGGCAAACATACAGTAGAGCTAACAAGTGGTGTTGCTCGTGTAAATGGAGATGAAACTAAAATCTCTACAAGTAGGCTTGTAACTTTAGATCCTGTTACTGAAAACGTTAGAAACGTTGCAAGTGAACCTATTATTTTTATAAAAGGACAATCAAATTATACTTTAAGAAACTTACCTCCTAAAGCTATTACAAATGTTGTAGGTACTAAAGAAGTAACAGAAACAATAAATCGTGGTGGTACAGCTGGTGGTGAGGATTCATTGCCACATAATCCAGTTTTAAGAATCGTTGAAGTTAAACAAGGTTCTACTGTATATAATAACATTACTGATTATATTCAAGTAGGTGATAAAATTAGTTGGACTCCAAGTGGTCAAGAACCTTCCCCTGGTTCTAGTTATACTGTAAAATATCAGTATATGGATACTTTCAATGCAAGTGTAGTAGCTAATAGATTGCAATTATCAAATGAAGATGCTGCCCAATTAGTACATAATACACAATTAGCTGTTAGTTATCAGTTCTATTTGTCTAGAATGGATAGAATAGTTATAAAAAATGGAAATGTAGTAGTAGTAAAAGGTATTCCAGATACTCCATCTAATATTATACCACCAAGCGTTGATCACGCTACTGAACTATCATTAGGTATTGTTACACTAATGTTCGGTCAAAAGCCTAGAATCTCACAAGATGATATGGTTACTATGATCCCATTCAGTGAACTGAAGAAAATGCGTAACCAATTATCAGATGTTCAATATAACATTTTACAACTTTCTTTAAAAGAAGAAGCTCGTGAGATGGATATGGTAACAAATAAAAGGGGTGTTATCGTAGATTCATTGCAAAATGAGAATATGCGAGATAAAGGTATTACTCAAAATGCAAGGGTACAAGATGGTATTTTAGATATTGGATCTAACTTTGGTACAAGTACTATTTTAAATACTGAATTTATAGGCTTAGGTACACAGTTAGAGTATGATTTAGCTAATCAACCTGTTCATACAGGAGAACAACGTATAAATCCTTATGCTACAACACAGTCTGCACCAGTAGCAAGTTGTATTATCAATCCAGGCGTTATTTATGGTAATATGTGGGATCCAGCTTATGATGGAACTGAATTACCTAGACCATTTAAAGTAAATATTAAGTTGTCTAAGTTCAATAGTGCTGAACAAGTTAAAATTACTTTCAGAGGACAGCAAGAGAGTACTGTAGCCACAGATAATAAAGGAAATGCTACTTATGAACTAACTTTACCTGTTGGACTTCCATATAGTAGTTATGAAGTTCACGCTACTGGTTTAGTAAGTGGTGCTATTGCGGTAGGTGTATTTGATTTAAAACGTAACGATGAAAGCTATAATAACTATTATACACAATTAAATTTAGCTAAACAGGCTGAAATCAATGCACAATTACAAGCTAATATAAATCAATTAAGATCAGATTTAGAAGCTGAATTAGCTGAACTTAGAAGAAGGATTACAGGTTTAGAAAGCAAAGTAAGAGATTTAGGTAATAGTTTAAATCAATTAAAAAGCGATATGTCTTCAGCATTTAGACGAGTTAATGCTGATATTAATAAGTTAGATGGTGATATTCAAGCTATTGCTAAACAATTGCCTGGTTATTATATTCACTATACAAGTGGAACTAATAATTTGACAAGTCCTAATCAATTTGTGAAAGTATATGCTGGTACAGAATATACTAACGGTAATATTAACTTTGATCAAGGTTCAGGTACAGCTACTACAGGTTCTCAAATGTGGGAAATGGGTGTTATTGTAAAAGAAACAGTAACTAAACAATTATCGTTTGTAACAAATGATGATGATGTTTTTGTATATGTTGATGGTAGAGCTATTTGGTCTAGACCTATTACACATAATAACATTCAAACTGTAAATTTAAATTTATCACAAGGTTTACATACTATTCAAATTGTTTTAAACAATAAGGGCAATAATCTATCTCATTTACAAATGAGTGGAGATATTGTAGATAAAGTTAAAGTATTTATGAACCCTAATTGGGCTAAACAATCAATAGATGCTGCTGATAGATTACGCTCTGACTATGAAGCTGAATTAGCTAGACAAAGAGCTGAAGAAGAAGCAAGAAGAAGACGTGAACGTGAAGAGTGGTTACGTAGACGAAGAACTGACCCTGTAGCACAATCATTTATCCCTAAAGCACCTGTAGATATTAGTGCAGTAAGTTGTTATTTAACAGAGTTACCTACTAAAATATTGTATTGTAAGATTGTTGAAAATACAGCAGGACAGCCTGATATTTTTAAACTTGTAGGTTATGGTGAAATACCAACAGTACAAGAATTAAGGATTGGTTGGAATAAAATTCCTTTAGATAGCAAAGTATCACTACAACAAGATAAGGAATATTCTTTGATTATTATCACTGAATCTTATGAAGGTAAAGTTGCTATTGCTAAAGTTGGTGACAGAGATGTAAATACTAATCAATATGTTAAAACGCAAGTAGATGATGGTGTGTTATTCTTATCTGCAAATGAAAGAACATGGGTATCAGTACAAGATAGTGATATGGTTTATAAATTACATGCAGTAAATTATGAAGCTACTAAAACTATTAAAGTAGGTACACTAACACCTAATGCTAGACAAGAAAACATTACTGATTTACGTTTAGTAGGTCAAGTAAAAACTAATGAATCAACTAGTGTAAGATTTTATGCACAAGTAGGTGGTCAAAGAATTGATTTAGCTTTAAATAGAACTGTTTTCACAACTCCAATTAAGAAATCTAGTGGTAATATTGAGATTTTTGCTGAATTAAAAACAACTAATCAGGCACATTCTCCTTTAATCAATCCTGGTTTATTACTTTTAACAGGTACAGCAATTTCTCCTAGTACTTATGTCGGTAGACAGTGGAATATTAAAAATGGTCAAGTAAGCCCAGCTGCTATTCAAGTAGTACTAGATCAAAAGGTTGAAAGTGGTTGTAAGGTTACACCTTATTATCAATCAGGTGATGATGCTAAAAATGATAGTGCATATACTGAATTAGCTATGAAATCTAGTGAGCCAATAGGAGAAAATTGGCAAACAGTGATTTATGAAGTTAAAGGGGTACAACGTGGATCAAGTAGATTGAAAATTAAACTTGAAACTACTCACCACGAAAATAGACCAAAAGTAAAAAATATTAGAATACTTGTAGTTGATAATTATTAAATTATAGAGGGTATTTCTACCCTCTTTTGTAAAGGTATTTAAAATGAGTTGTCAAGATGAAAATAAATTTGTAAGATTTTCTGATACACCTTCAATTGATAAAGAAGGGTTTGTAAGAGTAGCTAGTTCAAAAGAACAACTAGAAAATATGAGCCTTCAAGATAAAGAAAGGGTAGTTGCAAGTGTAGCTTTACTAGATGCTTTTACAAAAGAAGTACAGAATAAGGTTGAAGAAATAACAGAAGAAATAACTAATAGTGAAGGTATAGATGAAAAAATTAAGGATATTGTAAAAAATATTCAAAATCAAGACCCTCAATCTTTAGATATTCTAAAGTTATTTATTATACCAAATATAAATGGTGCTGAGTTAAGATGGAACGCACCAAGTTATAAGAAAAATTATGTAGTAAAAGTTTATCAAAAATATGAAGATGATAATCAATTCTCACTTATAGATACTATAGATAAAGGAAGAAATTATCATCTACTTAATAAAAGCAATATTGATTTAAAACGTAAGCCTAAATGGTATGTTAGAGCTTATGATGGTGAAACAGCTGGAACTCAATCAAATGAAGTAATGCTTGACACTATAGATTGGTCTGATATTATATTAGGTATTTTACACGGAAAAATTACTGAAACAGCTTTGTCTAGAAGCTTATTAGACAGTATTTATAGTGGTTTTTCTGAACATTTATCAGAAGAATTAAAAAACCAATTAGAACGTGCTAGAACTATTGTTCAACAAACTGAACAACAAATAAACAGTACAATTAGTGGTTTAAGAGAAAGACTAGACCAAGATATTGTAGGTGTAAAACAACAACTATTAGATCATGATACAGGTATTTCTACTTTAGAGCGTAAATCAAATGAACACGCTGAAAGAATTGATACAATTAGTGCTGTTGCACAAGGTGCTGTTAGTGGTTTACAACAAGAAAAAGTAGCTAGAGCTACAGCACAAGAAGCATACGCTAGGGAAACTAACACTAAAATTGCACAAGTTCAAGGTGCGATTGGTACAGTTAGACAGGAATTAGAAACTAAATCAAGTGAATTAGAATCAGTTACTACACAAGTTAATGATTTTAGAAATACATATAATCAGAATGAAACAAGAAGAACTGAAGAAATCACTAGTTTAACTAACGCTGATAAAGCATTAAATGAAAAACTTAATCAAGTTGATGCTAAAACAGTTAATTCTCAAGCTAAAATCACAGCTTTAGAGAATGTTGTAGCTGAAAAAGATAGAGCTAGTACAAAACGATTTAGTGCTTTAAGGTCTAGTATCAACGGTAGCCATTTTCCTAATTATAATTTTGAAGATAATGCTAATGGTTGGACTACTTTACAAGGTGAAGTTAGTATTGTAGATACTAAAGATAACTCAGCACCACAAAAAATGGCTTTACAGGTACTAGGTAATATGCCTGTTACAATTCATTCTAACGAACCAACTAGAATTGAGCAAGGTCATACTTATGCTTTATCAGGTGTTTTAAAATGCCCAGATGGAGCTAAAAAAGTTGAATTAGTAATGATGTGTTTTGATAAAGATAAAAACTTTATCACCAATATTCAAACTAACCCACAATATCCTTTAATTGATTCAAAAACTAATGCTGGTAATGGATGGGTTGTTTTAGAAGGTCAAATTTCAGGCAATACAACAAGCTGGCCTACAACAGATAACACTAAAATCCCAATGCACGCTCAATACGCAAGTCCAGCATTGATCGTTACCACTAAAACAGGTGGTAAGATTTTAGTCACCAAGCTAGATATGCAAGACAATAGCGAAAGTGAAAAGAATAAAGCCCTTATAAAATCCCTAGAAACAACACAGAATAGCGATAGAGAAAGTACAGCTACTACGTTAAGGGAACAAGAAAGTAGGCTTAGAAATGGATTTAGCACCGCTACACAGCAACTTCAGAATAAAGTTACTGAGTTAGGTGGAAAAATAACGGCAGAATCTAGTAAAATTGAAAATCTTACAAGTGAAGTAGGTGGAAATAGATCAAAAATTAATAGCTTGACTAAGGTTATTAATGATGATAGGTCTAGTAATGCAGCAAAATTTGAAACACTAAATACTAAGTTTAAACGAGATTTAAGCAATGCTATTATCAATCCTACTTTTACTAAAGTTGAAGTAACTAGCACACTTGATTCACAAGGTCAAGTTCAAATTACAGGTGAAAGAACTGTAACAAGTTTAGAAAATTGGAATTGTGAGCCTAAAAATAAGTTTAGTGTAATTACATTCCAAGAAAACCAAAGTCAAGAATTAAAAACTAAATCACCTTCAAATTATTATCTTAAGTTTTGGGGTAATAGTTTAGTTCCTGATGGTAAGTTAGTTGTAAATCCAAATGATAAAATTTATGTTGGATTACATGCACATAACTTAAATAATACTAACGCACAAATTGTAGTTAGATATTTAAATAAAGATGGTGAATATTTATCACAAGAAAACTTAGCTACATTTAAAGGATATACTAGGATAAATACTACTTTAACTGTTCCAAATAATGCTGATAAGGCTGAATTAGTTATTTTTACTAATTCTAATACTTTAGCTGAAAGACAAGCTGTGATTATTAGTAAGCCTGAATTAAGAATGAATATGGCTGCTATCTATGCTGATGGTAAGTTTGAAGAAGCTAAAACCTTAGTATCAAATGCAAAAGAAACAGTAATAAATAAAGTAGATGGATTAGAGGCTAGATATAACAACTCTGAAGCTACAAATAGGCTTGAAAGACAAACTATTGCAAGAAAAAATGAAGCAATATCAGGAAAAGTAGATAAACAAGCAACTAAACTTGGTGAAGCTGAAGGAAAAATCAGAACGATAGAATCTACTCAATCTACTGATAAGGCAGCATTTACTACTTTTCAAAGGGATATTACTAGCAAATTTGAAGGATCTGAATCAAAGATAAATGAGCTTAAGAAAACAACTAATGATAGATACCAATCACTAGCTGAGAAAACAAGTTCTTTAGAATCGAATTTTAATACAGTTGATGGAAAGATTAGTACAGCAATCAATTCTGAAAGATCTAACACTTTAGCTACAGCAAAAAGAGTATCTGCTGAAGTGGAAAGAACTTTATCAGCTAAATTAGGTGCAGCTGAAGGAAAAATAACAGAAGCCAAAAATATTGCTGTTGATGCACAAGGAAAAGTAAATGGTAAGATTGGTTTAAAAATCAATGCTAATGGTAAGGCTGTTGGATGGAGTAGTGAAGTAAATGGTGAAAGCAATAACTTTTCTATAAATGCTGACAATTTTAAAATAGCCAATGGCAGAGATGACTATACGCCATTTTCTATTGATACTGCTAGTAGGAAGATTAGATTTAATGGTGAAGTAGCATTTACCAAAGGCACTAATCTTCTTAAAAATCCTATCATGTCAATTGCTACTGATATACCTAGTGCTGAAGACAGTACAATATCAAATTTAAGTGCTATTTTAAACTGGGGTGTTCAAGGTTCTCAATATATTGAAATCAGAAAACCAAGTTCTAACTGGTCTCCTGATGTAGTGTATTATCCAGGCGAGTTATGTATAAATATTAGGCATGACAACAGAACTCCTAGACCTGAAGGAAGAACAGGATGGTTATACCAAGATGTATCAGTTACAGTAGGAAGTTGGTATATGTTCTCAGCTTGGGCAGTATCTCATGGATCAAGATGTAGATTAGTAGTTGAGAAGATAAATGCAAATGGTGCGTTTATAGAACCTATTGCACAATCTAGCTTTGTTGGTCCAGGCGGTGGTGGTAGAGACTTAAATAATTATTCTAGATTATTTGTAAAGTTTAAAGCTACTACACCAAATATTAGAGTTGCACTAGAGCAGGTGAACTTAAATAACCAATCGTCTACCAGTGTTCTACAATCTTGGCTATTTAGACCAATGCTTGAAGAATGTAGTGAGTTATCAACTGGTCCGAGTGCATGGTCAAATAGTGCAGCAGGGACGGTAATTGATGGGGATCATTTATCTGCAAGCTCAGTATCGATAGATAAGTTAAGTTTTAGCCCTTCAGCAGTAAACTTATTTGTAAATAGCCAGCTTATGCCACTTAACCCAGATACACAAGATGGTTCTCCACTTTTTTGGTCATTTCACGACCATGCAAGTAGAAGTAGAGATTTAACTAGATGCCAAAATCTTGGACAAGGTGAATGGTCTGGTGGTGTAGACGGAAGAGTTGAAAGGGTTTATACAAACAACTCTGGACCAAATGAATTTGCTGGAGGAAGTTGGAGGCATTTAATTGCTCAAGATGTATGGCTAACTCCTGGCACTTATATATTCAGCTTCTACTCTGCAAATCATGGGTCAAATCCAGCTAGATTATCAGGCTCGAATCTTGAAGGTAATGGATGTAAAATAATACCTAGATTTGAACAATTAGATTCAAATAGAAGTTTTGTTCCTAGTGCAAATCCAAACGCAAATGGTATAAGTGTAGTGTCAAAGGGAGTAATACCTTCAGGAAATGGATTATTTCAGTACGGTTATATAAATGCAGATAGAGGTTGGATAAAATGTAACGTTACAGTATCTACTTGGTATAGAATAGGAGTAGGTGTTAGTTCTAGTTCAAACAGTGAAAGATCTGAACTTTGGTTCGGTAGACCTATGCTAGAGTTAGTTCCAAGTACTCAAAATTCACCATCGCCTTTCTCACATTCTGTTACAAGAGTTGATAAAGATTCTCTTTATGTTCCAAAATTATCTGCTTTAAGTGCTAATATGGGGGATATTACAGCTGGGTCAATAAACATAAATAATCGAGCTAAAATATCAACGGATGGTACTCTAACAGCAACAGGAGCTAATATCAATGGAACGATAACAGCAACAGGTGGATCTATTATAGGTGATTTAATAGTTGGTAATAGAGACGGTGGTTATGTTTTAATTAGTGGTTCTCAAAAGGCAATTATTGTATATGAAGGCACAGTTCCAAAAGTAAGATTAGGTAAATTAAGTTAGGTGATGTAATGTATTATATAAAAGATAAAAAACACCTTAATAGTGGTGTAATAGGGGACTATTATGATTATCACATTATATCTTCATTAAATGTTGATTATATAGGTAGAACAATCTCAGTAATTTTAGCAAGTTATAAATCACTTGAAGATTTTGCAAGAAATTATCTAAATAAAGATTCTACCATACAAGTAGTGTTAAATCAATATACTGTATCTTATGAGACTTATTCATTTGATATTGACCCAGTACTTTTTGCGTTCAGAATATTAGTGCAAGATGATGGGTTATTTCATAAATCAGAAATTCGTAGATTATATAATGAAGAAAGTTTTTTAAAAGGCTTAATTTCACAAGATATAGATTATTCAAAATTATCTATTGATTTTACTATGCCAACTGGAGAATATTCTAACTATGTAGAAACAGATTGGGATAATGAATTGAAAGGTGAATTTGTAATTAGTGATGTAAATATAAATAATGTAATAGACAATAGTAGTCTTATATAAATAAAGAGGTAAGTAAATGAATATAATTATACTTACCCTCAACTCGATCAATATGATGATTGGGGGGGGGTATAATTGTCTTATGGTTTACAGATTGAAGGTTCATTGGCTAGTAGCACAAGAATAGGTTTGAATTTAGTAGCTAATATAGATCCATTAGAAAGTATAAGAAGCAATACCCACTTTAGAGGTAAAAAGAATATAAACCTTCATAAATCCTATAATAATTTGGGGTATTTTGTAGTGAGTACTGAATATGGGTTACTTTACACTATAAATAACAATATTCTAAATTTTACTTGTATGGATAGTAGTCGTAGTGGTATTTTAAATGATTACAGATGGATTCCAAAAGGGAGAGGAATTGATATAAATACTAAAGTTTATGAAGTTCTTGATCTGACTAGAAATTCTAACTATGGTATCAAAATAGATAATACAATGGTTCTTGATAATAATACTTTATCTTATACATACAATATAGGAAGAATTTATCAAAATTCTAGAGATTATCATGATCAACCTACTTATTCTGGAAATGCGAAGCAATTTAATTTATTAGCCGTCAAGAAAATAAATCAAAGTTTTAAAGTAACAGGAGATAAAGATTTTATATCTTGGAATAATTGGAATTTAGAACTTTATTATGTAAATATTATTCCCAATAATATAACTAGACAATACAGCTTAAAAGTAGATAATAAGGTAGCAGATACTAATTCATTCCATCTAAAAGATTTTATTATCTTTGAAAATGATTTCTACAACATTACAGTGGAAAACTTAGATAATTATGATGATGGATATTCTGAGACTTATGATAATAGTTTAGAATTTTCATACACTAATGGAAATATACAGTGCAATAAAGATTGGTATATTGGCTAATTATAAAAGAGAAAATAAATATGAGAATATTTTTACTTAACTCAAAACTTCTTTCAGAAATAAACAGGAAAGAAGAAATGACAGATGATACTTACTTGATAACAGACAAAGAAGCTGATTTAATTCAACAAAACTTAGACAATAACGGTCATTTTTGGATTGATGAAAATAAACAGCTTAGGTTATCAGGTAAAGCTCCAAATGATTATTCTGATTGGAATAATGAAACGCATACTTGGGTAGAAAACCAAGGAAAATTAAACAAATATATATCAGAAAAGAAAGAAGTAATTTGGGAAGAAATTAAAAAAGAAAGGGAAAGAAGATTACAATCAGGTGTAAAAATGGTTGTAAATGGTGAGCCTAAGTGGTTTCACACTGATATTATCTCTCAACAATCCTATGACCGTGCTAAGGATTATTTGAAAAAACATGAAGATCAACATATAACTTGGAAAACAATGGATAATACATTTATTCAAATTGGATTACAAGAGATAAGTGATTTAACAGATCATATATTTGTTACAGGTCAAAGGATTTTTGAAGTAGCTGAACAAAAACATATTCAATTAAATAAGATAACAGATCCAAATTTAATTGATAGTTTTGATATTAAAAATGGATGGGGTGAAGAATTTAATAATGCGAGGTAAAAATTATGAGTTATGGCTTTTCAGCTTATGATAAAAGCTCAGAAATATATTTTGCTAAATACACTAATAATACTATACTTAGGCCAGATAAAGATAAACAACTACCGAATCTAAGCAATATAGATTATAATTTTAGACCAACTACCGAAGCCTTAAGAAATGATCCTAACTCTATAAAATTTACATTACCTAGTGATATTATTAGGCATTTTAAGTCTAATAATATCAAACCTAACTTTATACCAGTTGTTTTAAAAACAAGCTGTACATGCGTATTAAATTATGCAGAACTATATAAAAGTATTGATAATTGGGATTGGAGAAGTGATATAACTTTTTATATTAGGATAGTTCCATTAAGTTTAACAGCATATTTCCAAAGAATAATGAGAACTGGTGATAGGGAAAAAGTAGGTGCTGTTATGATTGTGGGGTTCAAAGAATGAGCTACGGTGTTATCACTCCAAAATTTAACTCAACTGAAGATAATACTATGATGGTTATTCATCATAGTATGAGTAAAAATATGGTTGTAGGGGTTTCTGATACATTAAGAAAAAGACAGTTCCATATTGTTTATGAAAGTAGAAATATAGGTAAAGTATATGATACCACAGAAAATTCTATGTATATATGCAATGGTGATATAAATTTTTATATAGCTGGCCCTGCTCACACTTATTATAATAGTGATATATTTACCATATATAATAAGAATATAGCAATAGATAGTAGTATAAAATATGGATTAGAAACAGCAGACAGACCAATTAGGACTTTCTTTTCTACACGGAGTAGGTATATAAGAATCATAGACCAAGTATATTTTAGAACAATTGAAGGTAGTGGTGTAGTAAATTGTAATTTTAAATTTTCATATACAAGGAAGGTTGGTGTAGCATTACCAGCAACTATATTTGGTGATTCTAGAGATAATTATCCAGATAGATATAGTATGATATTTAATGTATTTAATAATACATTTCAATCTATACTATATAATAATCTAGCAAGAGAAACTACGGTGACTAGACCGTTTGAAATACACGATAAACAAGTGTCTAATGGAGAAGCTATTTTTGGATCACCAGCTTATATATTTGATTTATCAAGCCTATAAAGTATAATCTTTGATATTTATTCACTTAAACAAGAAAATAAATATAGGAGAGTCAATATGAAAAATTATACCTGCTCTCAACTCAACTTGATCGTTGGGGGGGGGGGTATAAAATATGGGTTATGGATTACATATAAATGATAGAATATTGGATAGTTATTATTTAGAGTTAGGTACTGCTCATATTAAAGGAACTAGCCATAGGGTAAATATTCCAGCTGAATATCAAATCAGATTAAATAGAGAGTATATAGATTTAGATGAAACTAAGAGATTGGCGTTTGTTAGAAAGTATGGAAAAAATGCAATTTATTTAAATTATATGCCGTTTGTAAGAATAGAGCAGTTTAGGTCAGAGGACTTTATATATCATTGTCCTAAGATTGAATGGGCTAGTTCTGGGAATAAGTATATTTTAGACCATATTCAATTTTCAGCAGACAGTTATTTTGATATTACAATTGGTTACGGTGTTATAATGGCAGACTTTAGGAGACTATCCCAATGAGTAATTATGGTATGTCAATGAATTATACACATTTCTCTTTGCCTAATCTAAATCGTAGTATGGTAGCTTCAGAGATTCCAGTTAAATATTTAAGATACAAAAGATCTTATAAGCATTACCTACATAGTGCTATTTATCAGAGATGGCTACCTGTTGATCAAAACTGTTTATTGTATATAGAACCACCGTCTTTATTATCTAAGATTAAAAAAGATGATGGTGATTTATTCCAAGGAATACCCTCTTTAATGATTTATCCAGATGAAACATTTGCTAGAAGTAGGTATAAAGCTGATCCTGGTAGATATAGACCATTATCTCCTGATTGGGATTACAAAATACATCAGAGTTGTTATACTAAAAACAGGCACAATGACCCACTTTTTTTCATGTCTTTTTGTTTTCACTTATTTGAATTTGTAGATAATACTTCAGATACAAGTCTTTATGGTATAAAAGTTCATCAAGAAGTATTATTAAATAATAAAGTTTATAAACCACTTGAAGCTATAAAGTGTGGGAATATGTTTGATAAGAATTTTGAAAGACATAGCAATATTTATAAAGATAGGCGTGTTGCTTGTCTTATGCCACCTACAGCTTACTATTATGATAGTAGTGTGAATAGATCAATTATAGCACCATTAGTTATAAACAGCTTAGGGGGTACTAGCTTTAGTACGATTATATCAAATGATATAGAAAAGAAAGGATTATATTATATGCCATCACATAGACAAATACAATCTGGTGAAATATATTTAGATATAATAGATGTTTCTCATTTACCTAACTATAATGATATTCCTGATTTATAATATAACAAACAGAGAAAATATTATGAAAATATACGTAGCATTTTATAAACACAAAAGACCTTTAAATTCACTACAAAACATTTATTTTAGGTTTTTTGATGAAACAATTAGGCTTTTCACACATGGAAAATACAGCCATTGTGAGATAGCTATTCAAGAAGATAACGATACAAATTATACTTGTTATTCAAGTTCTAATCGTGATGGTGGTGTTCGTAAGAAATATATGGAATTACAACCAGAAAGATGGGATTTAGTAGAAATTAACCAAGCTAAAATTAAAGTATCAGATATTAAAGCATTATATAATAAAACAGTAGGGTGTAAATATGACTTCCCAGGAGCTTGTGGAGTTATATTAGGTTTTGGAAATATAAAATCACGCTATTTCTGTTCAGAATGGTGTGCTGAAGCATTAAAATTATCTAGACCACATAAATATAGCCCAGTTTCATTATATAAATATTTATTAAAAAGTGATTTAATAAAACAATAGGAAATTAAATATGACAGTACAATTTAAACCAATTAAGAACGTTGAACTTTTTCATGCAGTTACAGGTTTTTATCAATCAGGAGATTCCTTAAGCGTTGATTATAAAATTGGTACGTTAAAAGATGGAGAGTTTGATCCATTGGTAGAAAAGAATTTTTGGATTGATAACGCACAAGATTTAATTAATAAGCCATTAAGTAACGATGATTTAGGAAAAACCTACAACGAAGTAATGCTTTCAAGAATTGAAGATTATTTACGTTCAGAAGGTGAAATAAAACTATAATAAGCTGTATATAGGTAAAGAAAATGATAACGCAAAATATCAATCGAATTAATGGTAAAGATACAGAGATTGATTTTGATAATGTCAATATAAAGGATAGGGATAACCTATCCTTTATTATTATAGATAAAATAACAAAAAGAAAAATTAAACTTAATGAATTAGTTTATTATTATAAAAATACATTAACTTTATTCATACCTAATCAAATAAAAATACCACCTTCAACTTATACTTATACAATAGCTGAAAATGGTAAAGTTATTGCTAATGGTGAGATAAAAGTTAAATAATCAACGAGAATAGCCCTAAATCAATCTATAATGCAGAAATATAACAAGT